GAAATGTGTTGGGATGTGAGGGTCACTACTAATCGTCTTAGGAGCCTCTTGGGTCCTCGGATGGTTCGGATACTTCCCTCACTTAGGTGAACATCGGGCTTGGTTATGCGTTGAACGGGGCGAGAAGAAGGGATATGTTGGTAAGAGTAGTCCCGGTGACAGGCTGTTCAAGGCGGAGGGTTCCGGAGACGGGAACGTAAAGGAGGGACACCCGGGAGAGGAGGGTGGGAGAAACATTATTGGTCGCAGTATGAATTGTGCAGTCGGTGGCGACGGCATTCCCGAGGGCGGTAAGACCGGTACCTGAGACACGGACGGAAAGCAGGTACTTCCCCTTTGGGATAGTGAGGGTGGCAGTAGGCTCATTCCACTGGATGTAGTTAGTGCCGGGTCCTTGGAGGTTGGCACCCACCCATGGGGCGGTCAACGTTCCGGTGGTGGAGGACACGTTGAGGGAAGTGTCCGGAATGAGTGGTTTGGCGACCGGGCCGAAGAATCGGATGTTGTAACGGAGGCGCAGGACAACATCGACCGACTCGGTACCGGGGGAACCGTTGGAGACAAGTAGGAAGAGACCGTTATTGGCGTCATTGGCGTCGGGGTCGACGATGGGCTTGTTCTTGTTGTAGCTGCTCGCCCAGGAGGCAGTAACGACAGCCTTGCGGTTGGAATCGAGCTGGAGTCGTTGGGATTCGGATGGACGGCCGCAGGCTTCGACGGTGTTCAGCAATGCTTCGGCCTGGCTTGGGATCTGAGCAGGATCGCCGTTAGGGAGGTGCCTGATGATGACATAGTTCTTGGAGAAGGCATTGCCGGTCGTCTCAGCTTCAAGTGCCATCGTGCCGTGCCAAGAGTCGAACTGGCGTGCGACGGACTGGAGACGAGGTGGGGAAAGGGGGTTGACTGGGACCTGTGCGAGGAGCTGACCGGGAGTAGAGGAAGGGGAGATGGTGACAGTAAGGAGTCGTTCAACATCTCGGAAGTGGACCTCTGACATGTTGGGGCGAGGAACACGGGCTCTTTTCTGCTTTGGAGGTTGCGCCGATCGCTTGGGCTTGTTGTTAGGCCCAGGTTGTTTTCGGGATCGGGCAGTAAAGATCATGGTTTTGCGTGGCATGTTTGTTTTGCGCGGCATGTTTGTTTGGAGTTGCATGTAGGAATATAGAAAATTAATAACCCCTAGAAGAGAGTGTTAGCGATGGCGGCAAGTCCCCTCTTGAATGTGCGTTTGTTGTCGTGGTGGTGTTTGCCTTGAGTGTGTGCGAGCTTGTTGTTGCCAGGTGTCTTGTAGAAAATGGCCTCGTGCTGAGTGAGCTCGTTGAATGGGATCTCGCCGCGAGAGAAACGAGCGATGAAGGAGAGAAGCACGTCGAAATCAGAAGTCACTCTGGCATTGTTCCAGTGATAAAGTGAGTTGACGATGCACATGTTGTTCCCGGCGTCAATGTCGATCGGCTTCAAAGTTCCGGCAAGAGCGGAAGCGTAGTTGTCGTAATCCTCCTTATTGTTGTAGGCGCGAGAGGTGATCTTGGCAGTGATGCGGGCGAGGTCCAAGGCGACTCCTCGTGGTGAGACGAGGAAGGAGACAAACTGGCCGACTGCAGAAGAGTTGGGTTTGAACTGGAAACCACATTGCTTGTTGTACCTGTTGAGACGTTCCATATTGAATGCGACGTTGGGTCCGCGGGCGAGGGAGTCATCACCCTTGATGTACAATTTGTCGAAATCGGTCATCACATCTAGACAAATCGCTAGATTGAAAAGACAGTTGTCGACAAGGGTGTGAGGTGCGCCAGAGTCTTTCTTGTCATTGACAACAAGAGAGGACTGGGCTGCGCAGATGCGGCGGGTCTTGAGCTGTTCGCAGAAGTATGAAACGAGTTTCGCGGGGCAACCGATGCGGATGAGGGCTCTCTTGAGGATCTCGCGAGTCAAGTTATTCTGGTTGGAATCGAACTTGGTCCAGTCATTGTCGATGTAACGTTCACCCTCGACGGTGTCTTTCTCGAGGATAGCCATGACTTGGACGTCCGACATCTGGGAGAGAATGCGCACGGTCCCCTTGGATTGGTTGACAAGGACTTGCTCGAGGAGTCGGGTCCAGGGTGCCATGATGAGATTGAGCGTCTTTTCCCAGGCAGAGATGCCTTGCCCAGCCTTGTCAGCTTCCAACGGGTCTTTACCGAGCATTGGTTTCTGTTGGGCCTTGAGGAATGATTTGACAAGATTGACAGACTGATCGGTCCAAGAATTGATTTCCTTCAGCTTGGAGATGTCGTGTCCACGTTCTTGCATCTTCTCGATGGCTTCCAGGAAACATTGGTGGTGGGCGTTTTGTGGAAGATCCCAGTTGAAGTGTTCTTCGACGCGATGGAAAAGTTCTTGGGCGAGTGGTTTGCAGGCTTCATCAGGCAGATTCTTGGTGGAATGGGTGAGTCGTTCGAGATTGGTGCGCAGGAGGAGGTGACTTTGGTGCCCTCTGGTGACCATGACACGTTGGGGGGCCTTGAATCTGTACACCTTGTGAGGCTTGGATTCGAACTGCTCTTCATCACCGAGCGCGGCGAGCCTGATGACACCTTTGGCATCTTTCCCGGTTTCC